GCAACGTCCTATTGCAGAAGTTACTGTGTCCTCGACAAACCATTTCTTCATGTTGACGTTGTATGTGGCCACGTTGCCGAATGCGTAATCAATACCAGCTGGCTGTTCGTCCTCGTATTTTTTATATATTCGGCATTCAACCAAGATGTAGCCAGATTTAATATCTACGTCAATGATCGACGTGTGGATTTTGCCCGTTGGATAGGTCGCCCAAAAGCGTTTAATTCGCTCAGCAACGCCTTCATAGTTGTCTAAAAAGCTCATGATTTTCTCGCAAATCTGCTACCTGCAATTTTGCCCCGAACGTATCCGACGCGGTTGCCTTCTTTAAGTCCCATTGTGTAACCAACCACAAATCCTAAAAAGACTCCTAATAGTAGCCAAGCGGCCACTTCTCCCATTGTGTACATTTTGCTCCCGTTTCAGGGAGCTACTGCACTTCGCTCCCTGTTAAAAGAATGAAGCAAAGATCTGACAAGGTCAAGGATTAGGCGTGGTTTTCGGCGTGTCGCTAGGCGTTTTGTCCTTGAGGCCGTTTGAGGCAAGTACTCCGCCAAGTGATCCTGTCAAGAAAATAGCTAGCGTTTTAAGTAGGTCAATGAAAGCCGCGTCGTTTGGAGCTTGAGCAGATACCGGCTGAGTCACAAAGATCAGTGCATAGGTAATCCCTAGCGTTACAATCAAGAAAACAATTGAAAGAGTCATGCCAATAAATAAAATTAACCGGGCTTTAATCTCCTCTGGAGACAAACGCTTTTGATATCTACGGTGATTTTGGTTGTGGTTTAACAATGTCTCCAAGTAAGTCCTCTGTGCAGACGCCTTGCGCTTCACACCTTGGTCGTTGACATTCATCATTCTCCCAATTTTCAAATTCTTGGCATGGATAACGTGTGTAGCCCTGATAACCACAAGCAGACAGCGCCAGCAAAAGGCACAATGCCAGCGCTGCCGCTTGCAATTTCAAGATCACTTGCGGCCATAAACCGTATCTTTAGGATTTAGCCAACGCATAAGTACCGGCACAACAGCTGCAAGACCAGCCGACAAGATCGCTTTAGGATCTGTCACACCTGCCATATACACTGCAAGACTTGCCGCGATAAATGATCGAGCATAGCTCGCCACCATAGGTTTTAATTCCTTCATTTTTTCTTCTCCTTGACAGCCGTTTTCGGCAGCTGTACTACAGGAAATTCTCCAGCATATTCGGCAAATTTTGGCCTACCGAAACCAACAATCTCTTTGCCTAAAAATCGCTGCTTGATCATAACCATGCCACCGTTGCGCTGATCGCCAGTGCCAGACGTGTTGCCTTCTACGCAAAAAACGCTTATTTTGCCAACCTTGACGACTATTCCTATGTGGCTTATACGATCGACGCCGTCATGCGGAAAGTCCATGAAGCATAAATCTCCAAGTTTAGGAACTGTGTGCCAACGTCCAAGATCCTTCATTTTTTGCGCACCGGCGGCTGTGCTAACCATGTTCAAAATTTTTACACCAGCTTCATTTCCACACCAATTTACAAAAGAACCGCACCAAGGCAGCCCGTCGGCTTTTGTAAATTTGCCGTATTTTGTGAGGTTGTCGCCTTCCTCAATCGTGCCAACCTCAGCAAGTGCAGCTGCAATTAGAGCTGCGGCTGTGCCTTGCGGATAAGTCATGAAAGTAGCAGCGCCGCTTCTTCGGCAGTTAAGCCTAATTTTGCCAATACGGAATTTTTGTCTGTTTCTTCTTGGGCTTTTTTATCTTCCCAGTAAGTTTCAAGACCGGGCCAATGTGCCTCAAGTTCAGCCTTTGTCGGCTTCTTTGTATCTGATAACCAAGTCAAACCTTCGTAATCATCTCCGTTAAGAGTCCATTCTTTACCAGGATACTTTTGAGACAATATCAATGTTAAGTCCATTATGCACCAATCTCCATTAATGTAATTGTTGAAACTGTTCGGGAACGGTTGAAAACATCTGAGTCGGTAGCAGAACGATTCACATAAGTCGTGCCGCTGCCGCTTGTGCACACCTGCATTTTGTAAGTTGTTGCCGATGTAGTAGCAGGACTATCCAAAAATGATCCCGCTGATGTTGTTCCGACACCTGAACTTGTATTTGACAAAAGATCGGACGTGCTTCGATTGCGAGCACTTGCGGCATCGCCAATGTTTATAGCAGTTGCTCCACGCATCAATCGTGAATGTGATAATGCGCCGTCCGATTGCATTCCACTCAGATTATATAAAACCAAGATTTTACTCGTTGCCGACGTTGGCGTAATAGAGGCGCTAAAGCCTGTTACATCTACAAAACTTGTTGAGGTTGTGGTAAAGGTGTCCGATTTTGTTGCGCTAACAACCTGCAAGATTTTTTGCGTTGGAGCAGCCGCCCATTTTAAACCAGTTGCCTCAGTAGAGTCAGCTGTTAAAACCGTGCCATTTGCTCCAACACCTAATCGAGCGTCCACTGTCGTAAATGTAAAAAGATCGCCTTTTGTTGTTAGCGGAGTTTGATCAGTTGGTGTGACCCAAGTGAAGTCCATGTTTGTGTTGCTTGTTTTGGATAATACTTGACCGGTAGTACCACCAAGCAAATCCTGCATTGAAGTATCAACACCTTGTCCAAAGACGTTAAAATCCGCCGGTAAGTCAGTTACAAGGTCAGTTGCAGTGGGCATGACCCAGCCAAAATAAGTTGTTGGATTAGCCATTCTTTTCTCCTTTTTACGCTACTGAGAGCGCGTGTTCCCAGTCAAGTGTGCCAGATATTGTGTTCCATTGCTCCGACACACTGACGTCTTCCCATTGAACAGCTTGCAAAGAATACGCCAAAGGTGTCATTGACAAGGTAACGTCCAGTTGATTGTATGAAGCTCTAAACGTCCAGCCTTCAACAAAGCCTAAGAAATTGCCAGCAGCCATGTTAGGCGGCAAATCTGACAGCGATATCGGCTGGCCCATAAACACCTTAATAAGACTATCTCGATCGGCGTCGTCTAGCTCAGGATTTGTTAAAGCATAGGTAATCTGATCGAAAATTGGCCTTGGATAAGATCTGAGCGAAAGATAAAACGCCGCCTGATTTTCAGCGTCGGCTGTGTGTTTTATAGTTGTGTTAATAATCTGAGCAAGTCGGCCATATTCTGCAATTGAAATTGGATCAGTATCGTTGACCTCGTTATTGCTGTTCGTGTTGTATTTAATCGTGACGTCATTGCGTACGTCACCAGCTCTAGTTTTGATCGTTATGCCTTGACCTAAAGCGTGATTGGCTGTCAGATCGGTATATCCGTTAGCCGCTAGATATTCTGATCTGTGAGTCGAGTCCGCATAGCTAATCTGGCCAGTAGGCGACTCATATAAATAACCTAGTCCGCTTGTAGCAAGTGCCGCCACAAGATCATAAACCACAGTTGTTGATGATGAACGCTGCGCCAGCTCATAATTGCCCGGTGTGTCAATCTCGCCCAGTCCAGTATTTTCTGCCGTTGCCCAAGTTACCGTCGGGTCATAATCTTGCCATTGCAAGGCCGCAGGGACTTCATTCCAGCTGTTGACCAGCAAATCGCTCAAGATTGTTAAGATTTGATCGCCGTCAAAATCCTGTGTTAATACTCCATTTGTAAGCGCCTTTTGCAGCCTTGCCAGAGCGCCCAAGGCAGTAATTGTCACCTCTTGCGTGTACGCGGTCGAGCCGACCTCTGAGACGCTTATAGCAATGTCTGCAATTGAGCCGCCAAAGATAGGCTGATAAGCCGCTGCGCTGTCTTGGACTTCTATGGATAAGCTGTCATTTATCTCGTAGTCAATAGGCACTTGATCAAAGACAATTAGCGTGATTGAGCAATAACCTGCCTGTGCTTGCTCATAGATATTTGTGCGTCCAGAAGTTATGTTTAAGCTGGCCAGCACCGAGTCAGTGACGTCAACGCCAGCAACCTTTACACGCCAAACAGGTGTCCACTGTGTCATACGGTTGTTACAAGCCGGTCTGCGCCGCCTGTTCCTCGGTAAAAGGAATTGTTTAAAGTGTTGACAATTGTGCGCGCTGTGCCTTCTGAGTCGATTGCCCCATTAACCGTCAAATTTATGGTTGAGCCTGCGCCTGCGCCGCTGCTTATATTTGAAGTCACAGCTTTTGATGTTACGGCTGTTTTTGCTACGTTGGCAACAACGGCGCTTGAAATGGTCGGAATTGTAATTGTTGGAATAGGCGTTGTATTTACAGTTGGGCTTGGAATGCTTGATCCAAGGACGCCTGAAATGCTGCTAAATGTTCCGCCTGTTTGTGCACCACCAGCTGAAACAGGTTTTAGATCAGGCAAGCCAAGATTAACCGCGTTGTAAGCCCTAATCAAAAAGTTAATTCCGTCGATCGTTCCTTGGATCAAAGTATTTATGACCTTGATTACCGATCCAATGACGCCAACGACTGCCCCGGCAATCTTGCCGACAGTCTGCAAAGCGCCGCCTAATACGGTGACAAGGACTGGCACTACATAAGTCTGAATAAAGTCAATGAATAAAATAAATGAAGCTTTGTTATCGTCAATTGCTTTTGTAATTGGTTTAAAGAAGTCTGCAAATTTGCCTAACGCCGGCACTACTTTGTTAATTACAAACGCAACCAGTTGTTCAATAATTGGAAGCAATTGCGCTCCGACTGATTCTTTTGCTTCGTCAAATGTAACCTTAAGCCTTTGCATTCGGCCAGCAAATGTCTCTGAGTTAGCCGCAGCTGCACCACCAAATAAATCTGACAGTTTTGTCTGTACGTCCGTAAATGACATTGCCTTTAGCTCAGCGGCAGATAAGCCAATTCCTAATTTGCCAAGAGAGGCAGTGTTGCCGTCGTAAGCTTTGCCAAGCGCGTTCGCTACTGAGTCCAGACCTTTGCCCGTTGCCTGGCTAATATCCAAAGCAAGGTTTAAAAGATCCTGAGCCTTTGTGACGTCATTTGTTGAAAGCGACAAACGCTGCAACGCTGGACGCAGCTGGTCGTCTGCAACGCCTGTTGCCAGTGATGTTTTAAGAATCTGTTTTTCAACAGAGGCAATCATTTCATTTGTTGCGCCTGTGGCATTTTTCAAAGCGGTAGCAAGTCGTACCTGTGCAGCTTCGTCCTCGATCGCAGCTTTAACTCCGTCAACGGCAAGTTTTACAGCGTAAGCGCCGGCGGCAGCTGCGGCTGCGGCAAAAGCAAGCCCAGCCTTTTTGCTAAATTCACCGAGCTTGCTACTGGAATTCTCTACGTCAGCATTTGCGCTGTTTAAGGATTTTTTAAGCTGGTCAACGTCAGCAAGTATCGACAGCTTGAGCGTTCTACTTTGCGCAACCATTTAAAACTCCTTGAGGATCTTGTC